TTTCTTGTTCAGCTTCTGACCACACAGAGTGAAACCAGTTACCAACTCCGTTAGGTGTTGATAATACAATAGCACCACCACCTGTAGATAATGTTGCTTGCGATGCTACCCAAATTTCTTCAATGTTACGAATAAAGGCAGCCTCATCTATAATTAGCAATGAAAGTGCTTCAGAACGTGCACCGGTTGTTGCTGATGATACTGCTTTAATTTGTGAGCCGTTTTTAAATTTAAGAGAAAGTTTGTTATCTGCTTCAATATTACCTTTTAACCAACTAGGTAAATTGTCGTGCATGACACGTACTTTTGTTACTAAGTTTTTTGCTACTTCTTGAGTTGTTGCAATAACAAGTACGTTAAAATCTTCTTTGAATAACATGCTCCATAGAGCAAAGCCCGCTGAAAGAGTTGATATACCTAACTGACGAGACTTAAGAATTACATTGTATCGATTATCTCGTAATTCTGTTAATGAATCTTCCTGAAACGGATATAGGTTAAATTTAATTTTACCTCGTTTAGGATGTTGTATATAACAATATTGTTTCATGAAAAAAACAGGATCTTTAGCACACATAGTGTACTGTTGTTGTATGATCTGTTTTATATTTTGAGACATATTATTTTATAAATTGATTGATTAATATTCCAGTACCTAAAGTAGATAAAAATCCAAATCCAAACCAAACTGATTTTTTATCATGCCATTTTGGCTGTAATAAATCAATTTTCTTTTCTAAATCCGTTACGATATTTTTTTGATATACAATAATACTATCTTGTTTACTAATTTGAACTGAATCTAATATAATTAATGAATCTTGTTTTTTTATTAATTTTTTATATGAAGCAATTAATTCATTATTAATATCATCAGCTGCCCACAATGAATCTAAAACAAAAGAAATATCCGCTGCTTGTTCTTTAGTAAAACAAACAGTATCGGGTGCAACTTTTTTAGTTTTTTGAGCATAACTCAATGTTGCAACAAACAATGATAATAACAATATCTTTTTCATATTATGCCTTTTTAGGACGGCCTCTGCGCGTTTGTTTTAAGATATTTTCTTTTACTTCTTCTGTTGGCTTTTCTTCTACTACTAAATTTTCTTTAGCTGTTTCTAACTCTGCAATTTCTTGTTTTACTTCAGCAATTTCTTTTTTAACTGCTTTACGTTTCTTTTCAACTTGTTTTACTTCAGTTTCAATACGCGCGACATGTTCTTTGTTTTCTGCGACTGCTTTATCAAGTTTTTCAATTTTGTTTGATTTTCTTTTTCCTGTAAATAAGAAAAATGCAATAATTGCTCCAACGATTCCAGCAACTGCTAATGCAATGTTTTTAATTGTTTTCATTTGTAGTTTCAACTCCATTTAGTTTATTTAAAAAATTTTCTTTGAATTTATTGAATTCTTTCTGTATAGTTTCTTCGAATTCTTCCGGGGTCATTTTTGCTGCCCACGTTTCTGTTTCACCTTCTGCATTTGATATAAAGTTTGCTGCTTGTGTATATGCTTGTTTCAAAAGCTCTACATCTCGTTCAGCATCTTGTAACCACGCTAATGCATTTTCTCGTACTTTGTTTCGAGCATATTCATCAAAGGTTCCATCTTTTTTCATTTCATGTTCCATTTCGATGACACAATCAAAACACATACCATGCACACTTCTCATTTTTTGATCTAACATATGAGCACTAGTACATGTACATACATCTTTCCTGCAATTAGGAAATGATCGTATTTCTTCGCGTATAGATTGAAATATTTCTGAATTTTTTGTTTTACGTATACGAAAACCATCTTTTTGTTCTACAACGTATGTAACGCCATGAACATCCGTTTCTTCCCAAACATCTCCTACTTCATGACGCTCACTACGTTTAGCTGCATCTTGTGCATCGGAAAATCCTACTGTTTTTTTTGTTTGAAACTTATGAGTGCCATCTAACATTTGATTGATGGCTTTAATGTTTTGTAACTTATTTGACATATAACTTTTATTTAGTTTTCATTTGACCCAGATTCTTGATCTTGATCTATTTTTTTATATTTTTTTGCAATCGTCCGTAACATTAATCGATAAAAATTTTTGATATCAATTGGATCTGCATCTTCAAATGTTTGATCAATTCCTTTAAATAATGTTTCAATTCTACTTAAATTAGAACGTTCTGCAGATAACACATCTTTGATTTTCGAAACACTTAATGTTTGTCGTTCTTCAGGACCTGGCTCTTGTTGAGTTTCAGCGCCGGCTGCTGGGGGTGTAGTTGCCGGTGTTTCTGTTGATGCAGCTGCTGCTCCTACTGCTGCGCCTGCTGTTCCTATTGCAGCTCCTGCTGCATCTGGCGTTGCCGCGGCATCTGGTGTTGCTGCTGCGTCTGGCGTTGCTGCAGCATCCGGGGTTGCGCCTGCATCTGGTGTTGCTGCTGCGTCGGTAGTAGCATCTGGAGTTTCTTCTGCAGGCGGCTCTTCTGCGGGTGGCTCTTCAGTTGTTGGCTGTTCTAACAATATTTTTTCTATTTTTCTACGAACATATTCTCTAACTAAACGTTCTTTTTGTTCGCGAGTTAAATTTTCAATTTTATCTTTCAAAACATCCTTAACATCTTTTTCTTCATCATCTTGTCGTTTCTTTAAACGTTTTGCTGCAGTTTTTGGATCATAATCTCCATCTTCAATATCTTTATAAAGACGATCATCGGCATTATACGTTGGATACATTTTTCCATCGTCTTGCATTTTTTTATCAGTTTTGCGAAGTACGTTAAGATGTTTTTCTTTAGTAGAATTGGGATTCAATCCGCCATATTTATCATCGGCGGTGTAATCTTTTAAATCTTTTCTTGCATTAGGTTTTTGAGATTTTTCTAAATCTTTTGGTGCTTTGTACTTGCTTTTATGTTTTTCAGCCATGATTATAATCCAATTTTAATATAAATATATCAACGTGCATATTTCAATACTCCTAGTAGTTGATTGACTGGAGCAAATGCTCCTGTTAATTTGTATGTGTGTCCACCAAATACGAATACTATACCTTCAGACGGTATAATTGCTTCGAAGCCTCCTAATCGTTGTATACGACGTAATTCGTGTTCTAATTTTTTAATTGTGCTAGGATCTTCACTTACTTGCAACTCTTTAATCAATTGTGCTAAATCTGCTTTTAATTCTTGAACTGATTCTGTTGGATTTGCTGCTAAGAAATTTTCTGCATTTTTTAATACTACTGCACCTAATCTCAAAAAGATTGTTTCAAATGGTTCCATATTTTGTTTTTGATACACTTTAAAATCTTTTTTATCAAATTCAGTTACCCATGCTTCGAAGTCTGGGTTTGTAATTTCTTTTTTTAATACAGAAATATTAGTAGATTTATCATTAAATGCCCAACGATAAATTAATGCAGTTAAAACATCTTGTGAAATTTGATATCCTAATTCATTAGCTTTAGTTTGAATAACATCTTGCCACCATGCTTTGTGATATTCTGTTACTCGGTCTGTTTCTTTTAAATTGTAACGATTTTTTAATTGATCAATTTCGCTAAAAAATGCAGCTTGTTGATCTTCGAAATCATATACTCGACCTAACTTAATTTGTTGTGGTGGAATAAATGAAAATGTTTTTTGAAGATGAGCGTTTGCATCTTGTATGATTCGTTGTAATGTTGCTCCGCCTGTCATATCTGTTTCTACAACATTTGCTTTGTCATCATATTCAACTAAATTATGAAATTGTAGTACTGCTACATCATATGAAATAACATTTTTTGTTGCTGGATAAATAATTTCCATGTTAGCAAATACTCGCCCATTCTTGAATATTTTATTTAATTCTTCAGGATTGATTTGATTAAATGCTTCTGCTAAATCTTCCGCTGCTCCACCGAATGCATCTGATATAGGTCCTCGTCCTCCAAACTTTGCTTGAAGTTCTTGTACAGACATTGGAGTAATTACAGTGCCTTTATTTCGAGCAAAACCAATTTGACCATCTTTCCATGTTACTTGAATATTTTGACCATCAGTCTTTT